GCGCGTTTGGGTTGAGTAGGCATGATTTAATACTTCGATAATTCTTAAATCATGAGAGCCGTCCCGCGGTTACGGCTCCCCCGAGGGGGGTTGAGAGATTTATCCCACAGAGCCGCGGCCCTTTCCGACAGCCGCCGGTTGTGGTTTCTTCTTCCCCTCTGGCTTCCCTTTCTTGGTCCCAGACACTTGTGGTTCTTCGCGTTTCCCTAAGGCTTTCTTTTCCTTTCTACACTTCACGCACCTTTTAAACGGCTGGAATCCGTTCTGTTCCAGCCATTTCTTCTCCTTCTCGGAGGTCACAATCTCTTCCGGACAGGCGACACATCGGTCGACCTGGGGCTCGGCGATCTCACTCGCGGCTTGGGGGGCCGCTCTCGCCGGAATTATACCTTCTTCGCCATTACAACACACGATGACTGGGTGTTCGTAAACCCCTGCGTTCTCGGGGGGTTCACGCACCGATGGTGGGGAGAGACATTCGAATAGTGAGTGCGGTTCTTCGCACCACGCCCGAAAATGGTCTATGGCATCCGCGTCGTACGTCTCACGTGCGTAGGTGTCCATCCATTCTCCTGGGTTCTCGTTCGGGTAGGGGTTACCCGCGAGTCTCCAGATTCGAAGATTGTTCGTCTCCTTCCTCTCGACTCCGACCCTCGCAACGAGTCGACAGAAATCGCCCAAGATCGGCGTGTTTCCATCGTTAATCATTGCGGATCGAGCCTTTTCCACCAATTTGTCCATCGCGCTCACTCCAGGGGGCAGTTTCTTGGAAACGTGAAACTTGCCCAACGCCCTGGATAAATCCGTGCACGAATTATTCCCACCATCCCACACTCCTGGTTCGTAGACACGAGCGAGGAACATCACATTCGGTGCGCCCCTCTTTAGCTTGTCTAGTTCCAGAACTTGCCCCATCATCTCCGCAGCTTTTACCATCGCCGCAGTGTCGACGTCTCCGGTTAAGCCGTCGTCTCCTCCGTAGATGCCTTTGTAGTGGTAGGCACATCTGGAGGACATGAAGTTGCGTCTGCCATCGAGGCCGACGCGTGGGGTCATACGCAGTCCGAGGTAAACGAGAAACTTGTTCAGGAAAGTGTTGAGAACAGCCGTCTCGGGAGATCCAGAGGAACGGCAAAAACCACTGTCGTACTTAAAGTCTCCGACATATGTGGTATTCTCAAACTGTGAACAGCGTAATGTCTCGAGTTCGGCGTGGTATCGTGGGTGGAAGGAGTGGAGGAGGAACCTCCTTTCGAGTTCTCTTACGACCGGGTTTATCCGTCCATCTTGTCTGGACAGATCCGTCATCGCAACATCAATTTGCGCGGTGGTGCAAATATCGGAGACGATCTCCGCTATTTCCTCCGGGGTTTTACCGAATGCGTACCAGTCCTGGCCGGACATGTGTTCTGATACTGCATACATAAACATTGAAT